ATACTGATAAAGCCCTGAGTTAGCATAAGCAACAGCTTCAGATGGTAATGAGAGAACTTCACCTTCTGTCTTATAAGCAAAGAAATTAATTTCATCAGATTCAATATCTTCCCAAAGTGGAAAACAACGAGCAGTCATTAGTTTTTTAACTTTAGTAATACCTTTATCAGGTTTATTTTCATCAAAAACCTTTTCAAAATAAACTTCTCCATCAATCATATATTCACGAAACCACGAATAAACATGATCATCTGCGTCCATAATATCATACATAAGATATCGCCATTCTGCGAGAAGTGTTTTACGAGCATGTTCGTTTTCAGAAATACTTTGATTTGTAATATTAATGTCACAAAACTCAAGACCTGATGGATCAAAGTTAATGGCTTCGTTCGTATATTCATCAATAGCAAATGCTATTTCTGGGAACTTTGCCATCTCACGATACACTTCAAGTCTGTTAGTTTTGTCATGCTCAGATTGATAAATGTACTTAGAATAAACATTCACCATACCTGTAAAATCGGCAATTCCAGAAAAGTCTGAAATATCTGTAAGAGCAGTCTTTTCGTTTTTGCCTTGATTTTCGGTGTCTTGACCTTGGAGTTGGTTGAATATACCTTGACGTACCTTCATTAACTTTTCTTTTTCTTCGGAAGACATGTCATGGTCAGTTCTTCCCTGACCCATGTTTCTCCCAAAGCTATAGTAATCACGCAATGCCATTTATAAACTCCTTATTCGTAGAACACATCTTCAATTGATACACCATCTCGCTTGAAAACCTTTGCTCTTCTCATTTCTTGTCGTAGGTCCTCTATATTTATAAGTTTACGAATATTTCGCACTTTAAATTCTTTAATAGAGTACTGACGAACATAAGAACCGACAAGACCAGCTAGTTGATTTTGATTCTTTGCTTTCTCAACTAAGCTTTCCCAAAATCTAGATAATGCTTGAGGATTGTTATACGCATCTTTTCTTTGAAAGACATTTTCATCGTCTGTATAATAAAAATATGTTCTAATGTAATCCTCAATAAATTTAATTCCCTTAGTGACTTGTTTGTCAAATAGGAATTGCTTTAAACTAATACCGTATAATTTATCATTATGATATCCTAAGAACACAATCAAAGGATCAATAATTAACTTTTGAGACATCTTCTTAGGATCAATACTTTTTTGTGATGGTTTGTAACTAAACTGCATAAAATCACCTATAAAGAATGTTTTTAAAAATTCAGGATGCTCATATAAAGTATCTTTGAATTCTTTTTCTTTTATTAAAGCTCCCCAATCAGATGTTATTGCATCTGCGAGATTAGGTGGGACTACTAGTGTTTTTTTCAAGTTTCTTAGTTTCATATAAATAAACCCTGTAAAAGGTTATTTATCATTATATCTTAAAAGCGAGTAATTTATGGCAATTAAAAAAAACAAGAGCTTTCGACAAGGTAAATTCGTTCCTAAAAATAGAAATAAATATAAAGGTAAAACATTACCATTTTATAGATCAGGGTGGGAACGTACTTTTATGAGTTGGTGTGACGAAAGTCCTAGTATTATTGAATGGTTATCCGAAGAACCAAAAGTTCCTTATTTTAACCCATTATCAGGTACTCGTTGGAATTATCATCCAGATTTCGTAATTAAAATTAGAAGCGGAGATGGATTTAAAGTTGAAATGATAGAAGTAAAACCAAAAAGAGAAACCTTTCCTCCCGAAAGGAAGAAAGGTAAAAGAAGAGCAACTCTAGTAGAAGAAACTAAACGTTGGTTAATGAACACTGCAAAATGGGACGCAGCTAAATCTTATTGTAAAGAAAGAGATTGGACTTTTAAAGTTATGTATCTTGAAAATAACAACTTCAAAGAAGCTGCTCATATTAGAAGAGGTAGTCTTAAGAAGCTTATTGAAGAAGCGAAAGCGTTTGCCTCACAGATGAAACTTCATTAAATAAATCTCTTAATCTATACTTAGTAAGATACTTAAATAATTTCGAAGTGGATGATAGTTGATATTCATCTAAGCTATCATCAAGTTCTCTTAGTAACTCTTCTGGTGTATCATCCAAATTAATAAGTAATTTGTTTCTATCGTAGTTCCTTTTAATTTCACCAGGGTTACCATCGGAATCAATCTCTAAGAGAAGTTTTTTGATTTCACCAGATTCTATAAGTTTCTCAGCAGTCTTTTCGCCACATCTAGGACGAATAGCTGGAATATTATCTGATTTGTCTCCAGTTAGAATTTTCTTTTCAAGTTCATAACGAGGACTTTCACATACTTTGAATTTATTTTTCATAGGATCAAATAGCTTTGTGTTTCTATATTTAAGCAATTGTACATAGTCACTATCTGATGTTACTATGATTTTGTTTCTATCTTGGTTATTTCTAACAAGATGGGCAATAATATCATCAGCTTCTAAACTATCATGTTTAATAGAATAAATGGGAAAGAAGTCTCTTAACTCAGTTTGAAAATCTTCTAAAAGCTTGAAAAATTCTTGCCAGTCAATATTATGTTTTTCTCTATTTGCTTTTCGTTGACCTTTATAGGTAGGTAAAACATCATAACGCCAATTTGATCCCTTTGTATCAAAACAAACAAAACAACGATCTGGTTTAAACTTATTTAAATAAAACAAAATGCCGTTTTTCAAAAGCATATGACGAAGAAGGTTCATACCTACAGCTTCGATATCTCTAGCGTTCGCAAATAAAAAACGATATGCCATATGGCTTACATCAATATAAAGGTCTTTCATACTATCTCCTATCTTTATATTATAATACCAAAATTATAAAAAGAAAGCAGCGTGGTTATTACACCACGCTGCTTCAGTATTAGGAGAGGAAATCAATTAACCGAGGTTCTTTTTGATGTAGCCATCACGTTCGCCGTCTTTGTTAAGACCGCTGTTACCCTGATTTAACTTATCGTTGAGTGGAAGACCAAGGGTATCGCGTACACGATTACGGAATTCACCGATAGCACCACCAAGACCACCAGCAAAGTCCTTAGGACCTCCTTCTGCGCCTTCTGGACGATGAACTGGGTTAGTACCATCTACAGCACCTTCATGTCCTTCTTTATCACCAACTTCCTTACGACCTGATGTAGCTCCTGCTTCACGATTGACTGAATTACCAGTACCGTCCTTACCAGCGGTCTCTTCGCCATTTGCTGGTTCAAAGCTCTTAGGGGCGCTATTACCAACACCGTCAGTCTTTCCTTGAGAATCTACATTCTTAACGGACTTTCCACCATGAGGAACGTTTGCACCACCTTCACCGTCATGCTTCTTAGAAACACCGTCATAGTCGCTAGTACCACCAGAAGTAGCACCTTTAATTTCTTCAGCTTCGTTGAGATTTGCCCAATCCTGCTTTAATTGTTTTAAACTTTTTGCTGCCATTGTATTAACTCCTTAACTTTAACTTTGTATTAGCGTTGAACGCCCTTATTGCCTTTATTGATTTTCGCATCAAGTGGAAGACCAAACTGTTGACGAACACGATTACGAAACGCATCAACGGTTTCAAATTCTTTAGGTGCTTGTGAAGCGCCAGCTTTTCTCGTTTCAGTTGATGATTGGTTGGCAGAATTATTATTGCCTTCAAATTCATCTGGAGAATTGATAGCACCAGCTTCGCGGTCATTTTTAGCAGGAGCGTCTACAGAACCCTTGCCTGTAAATTCAGCAGGAGCATCATTAGAACCTTGATCATTGTCATTTCTTACAGTACCACCACCGTATACTTCAACTGACGCGCCATCGCCATAACCACCAGTTTTTCCGCTGTTCTTAGCAGCGCCTGTCATTTCAGCTTCTTCGATCTTTCGGTAAGCTTCCATAATTTCTCTGTTATCAGGTATAGTCATTGACCTCTCCTTTAATTGTTTCATTTTTATTTATACGAGTAGATGCTAACTTACTAAAATTTTCTTGCCGCATCTCTTTGATCTTTCCAGTCTTCTGGGAAGAATAACTCTAAGTAGTCTCTAAAAAATATATCTTTATCAATTATTATAGTATTTTTATAAAAAATGTAATTCTTTGGGTAAGATAAATCAGGAACATTATTATCAAAAAGCTTTTTATCAATACAACAGAAAGCTTGTTTTCTAGTAATGTTAAAGATTACAATCCAATCCTTATGAGCAAAATCAGCATCTGTTTTAGCTTGTTTAATCCAATCATCTAAGTCTTTATCGCCAATTGATAAAAGATTATGCATCTTTGGAGAATTTGCGTAATCCTTACATTCAATTGCAAAGATAAACCACGGAGGACAAATAAGATCACCAGCAAAAATTTCCTTAGCATCTTCTCTTAAGAACATATTACGAGTTCTATTTTTACCACCTACAAAACCACCCGACTGCGGTACACGACGAAACTCATCATGATATCGGTTAGATAAATCTTTGGCGATTTTTAATTCCCAACGATTACCCTTCTTTTTGCTATTAACTCTTTTCTTTTTTATTGGTTCATTCTCAAATGGGTGTTCAGGAATCCCGTCAAAATAGTTTTCGTTCATAATAACTCCTTTAGTCGTTCTGGTTGTTTATAACATGTTGCCAGAACTCTTCCTCAGTGAAATGAGGATTATTTTCAATTATACCATGAACTCGTTTACGAGCCTCTTCTAATTTTATTTTCTTTTGTTCAACTTCAATTATTTCGGATTCAGTCTTACAATCCCAAACCTCTTTTAAATTACTAGAACTTACAAAACCCTTAAAAATATAAGCGGCGGTGAGGAGATACCAAAGTCTTTTTGGAATTAGTCTTTTGATTTGTAAAATTACACGGTCAAGAGGAGTTAAAGCTGATTTTTCTTTAAGACTACTAGGACTTCGAATAACTTTACCTTCTTTATCAATCAAACCAAGCTTATATGCTTCCCAATCTTCAAACTTACGTGCAAAACGACGAGCAAGAGAATAAATGATCATATAATCAACAGTACGATTCTCGTCTAATTCAAATTTAGGAGAGTTCTCGTCTTCTGTTATTTTTTTCTTAATATCTTCTTCATCGTTTAAAAACATGGTGATCTCCTCAAAGGTCTTTGAGATCGTCACTATTTTCCATGGTCTGCCATGCTTGGCTTAAAAAACTTGGAAGTTCAGTATCTGGACGCTCAAAATTAAGTACATCTTGATAGTTATACTTTCTATCCATCATCTCTATTTGTTGTGGATCAGATGACATTATAGCATCATCTAGAACCATTTCTAACTCTTCTGTTGGATTAGCACCAAATTTACTTAATAGAAAACTCATTGCTTGTTCACGATTTCCTTGATGAAGACTTTGGTCTTTAATAAACTTATAAATTTCAGATTTATCAACTACTGCGGGGATTCTTGGTTGTACACCATTAATACCCGAACCAATACCAGGAACTGACATCATACCTGAATTAACCATACCCGAACCACCCGCTGTTGGTACACCAAGTGAACAACCTGCTGGTCCACAAGATTCATTCATGCTTTGAGCCTTAAGTGACTCTTCCATTTTTTGCCAGTCACTTTTACCCGAATTCATATCTCTGATAAAAGAATCATACATTGCATCATAACCCTGATTGATAGTTGGGTCTTCTGATTCACCAAGACCTTGGGCAGAATAAACTGGAGCAATTTCTTTTTCTTCTGGTTTTGGGTTAGCATCATCAATGTCGTCACCGTCTTCTTCTTCGTCAACATTAGGACCTACTGCTTGATTTTTCATTTCAGGGTCTTGAGTATACGGAATAGGCTTAGATTTACCATTAGCACCAGCATAAACACTTGCGTGTTTAGTTGGGATACGAACTCCATTTTTATCACGTTTAACACCAGCAACATCTTTGCCACTAGTTTTCTTTTTATCTTTTGAACCATAAGTAGCAGCTTCTTCCATAGAATTAGTATATTGGGCATTGTTCTTTGCTTTAACAGCAACATCCTTTGCAACCTCAGCTTCAGCTTCTTCAGCTTCAGCGTTTATATCTGCTGCTTTAGCTTTTAGGTCAGCGGCTTTTTGCTTTTGAGCTTTTTGCTTTTGAGCATTCGCATCGCCCATAAATTCTTTAAAACTTTTCATATCTGACTCCGTAAATATTTGACTAAAAATATCTTGTAATTTTTGTTTGGCTTTAGGGTCTCCAACTCTATCAATTTGAGACATAGCATCAGCCGCAGCTTTTTTATACTCTTGTGGGTTCTTTTGTTTAATTTTATCCATGCCTTTTTTTAAAGCATCAAGAACTTCTTTTTGTGTTTCTTTTTCTAATTTTTCAAAAGCTTCTGGGTTTAACACCACCTTCCCATTTTTATCTTTCTTAAAAGCTTGCTTAGCTCTATTTGAAACCGAGCTATAACCATATAAAATACCTGCTGCTAAAATAGGACTATCTCTGAAAATATCAGCAAGGAGGGCGGCACCAACACCTTTAACAGCATCCCATGCCAAACCAGCTACTGCGCCAACAATACCCTCTTTGATACAATAGTCCTTAAAGTTCATTTACAAATCCTTTAACTCATATTCACTTAAAGCTTCTTCAAGTTCTTCAGCGGCTTCTTCAATTTCCTTACCCTTGCGAAGTAAGTCAAAATCTTCCCCGTCAATTTTATCATTATCATTTGCGTCAATTTCGTCTTGGTCACCTTCAAGTTCTTCTGCTAACGTTTCTGTTTTATCGGTTGGGGCTGCACGATCTTCACGAGCACCTTCTCCTTTTTCATCAGCATTTTCATCATCACTCTGAGTATTGAATTCTTCTTTGCCGTCTGTTTTCTTAGTAGTCATGTCAGCTTCAAAAAGATCACCAATCGTTTTACCAAGAGCAGCAGCTTCAATTACTAATTGTTCATCAATATCAGTTTCTCTGGCAATTTGTCTAAGAGTTTTAGTTTCAAGAAGGGACTTAACAAGAGTATTAAGATCAACAGATTCAAATACTTCATCAGTTACTTCTTGATCTTCAAATTCTTCCTCTTCTTCAAGATGTGGTTTACTATTAGTTGTTGCATGATTAGTTTTAACACCAACACCAGGAAGTTCAGAACCATCCCAGTCTAGTTTACCTTTAGTACTCTTATCATTCATATCAGATTCTTTAACGTTTTTAGTTTTACTCATAGGCTTATCACCTTTACGAGCACCTCGTTTAGTATATTTCTTATCAGTTTTCTTATGACTTTTTTCAGATTTAGCCTTAGCTGCCTTATTATTATAAAGATCAGCCTTTGGGTCTTCTATATTTGGGTCAATTTTATTACGTTCAGTTATACTATCTTCCTCTTGATTAGAAGCGTCTTGTAAATTAAATTCATCACGGAAGTTATTATTTTCGATATAACGACTAAAACTATGTAAATCAAGTTCAAGGTCTTTTCTTTCAACAAGAGTTTTACCAAGAGTTTCAAATGCATCGACGCCTTCTACAAGAGCACCGAAGTCATAGTTATCTCTTCTA